TGTTAATAATAGTAGTGCCACTGTAACCCACGATACCTCAGCCGGCTGGTGGTTCAACCCCCCAGTCTCGGGTGTATCGGGTAGTTCTTATAGTGCGTGGTCTTCAACAAAAACATCTGTTAATAACTCATCGTATCAACTTTCGGCGGGCGACACCGTAGCTCTACATTTGAGTCAATATGTAGAGTACTGGCCAACGCTTAATATAACATTTACAATTACTTGGTAATATGAGACTGCAAAAATATGCACACAAAATACTCCGAGTTAATACTATATAATGTCCAATATCCACTGTACCAGTAGCCTCACCGTAAACGATGATCAATCGGCGACCATCACAATGGATCTCTGTAATGTTTGTTACAAAACAATTCAAACGCATTTTGCAGACCCCACAGAATGGGTGAATGAACTCGTGAAAGCTAGCATCGCGTACCGAGCTGAAAATATTTACAGACGTCAATTGGAAAAACATTTCACCGAAGGTACTACACCCGAGAATTCTACCAAGGAGTCTATCATTCTGTCATATGAACACGACCCATCAAAACCTTTGCCACCATAAAACTTTAATGCCCTTTTCTCTCCGGTGAGTATTCCTCACTGTAAAGAAAACTTGACATGGTCATCAATTGTGAACTTAAAAAAAACTCTCGCTATACTATAAAATGTCTGGTGGTATTGCCCAACTCGTGGCCGTCGGTGCCCAGGATGCGCACCTAGTCGGTTCGCCAGAAGTCAGCTTTTTCCGCTCAACCTACAAACGACACACAAATTTTTCCCAAACTGTTGAACGTCAAGTGATTCAGGGGAACGTCGCGAACAATGGTATGTCCACCGTTCGTTTCGAACGCAAGGGTGACCTTTTGGGATATGTCTACCTGGTCGCGAATGATGGTACCCAAGCTGTGGATATCAGTCAGGTGAACTGGCGTACAATGATTTCCAAGGTCGAAGTCCTAGTCGGTGGTCAGGTTATTGATGAACAAGACGCCACCTTCTCCACCCTCATCGCACCAACTCTCGCGTCTACCTCTTCGCCAAAGTCTATGGGCGCCGACCTCTTCGGTGCGACAACTGCTTCTCGATTCTACCCACTCCGATTTAGCTTCTGCGAAAATTGGCAGTCTGCTCTCCCACTTATTGCCCTTCAGTACCATGATGTCGAGCTACGAATCACATGGGGTACAGCGGCGGCGGACGCTGGCCGAAAGTGGGAAGTCTTCGCGAACTATGCGTACTTGGACACCCAGGAGCGCGAAATGTTTGCATCCAAGCCACAAAACATGATCATGACCCAAGTCCAAAAGGCTATTGCCTCCGGATCTAAAATTCAGGAACTCAATTTTAACCACCCAGTGAAATACTTGGCGGCGGCTGATGCCAGCGCTGTTACTATGGTGGGTACTAACGGTAACAAGCTTAAGCTTCAAATAAACGGTACCGATGTTGCCGACTACAAGTACGCGAACCCACACTTTACGAGTGTGCCATTGTACTACCACACTTCCAATGGTGATTCTAACCCAGGTACCAAGTTGTTCACGTATCCATTCTGCTTGGATACCGGTAAATTGCAACCAACTGGTACATTAAATTTCAGTCGTCTCGACTCAGCCCGTATCATAAACGACACTGCACTCTCCAATCAGGATATTTATGCCGTAAATTACAATGTGCTTCGCATAGAAAACGGCATGGGTGGCCTACTCTATAGCAACTAAATCTCTCAGTATTTATTAAACCGCAATGTGGAAGACAATCTTCCTCCTCGCCATCGTTTTTGTATTGACGTACGATCCCAAGTCCAGGACACTTGAAAAGTTTGTGGGGCAACCAACGCCACCAACTCAAAAGTCTTGTGAACCTACGCATTATGAAGCCGTTCAATTCGCACAACACCCGTACGAATGCCCTTCTCCAGGCAAACCTAATATGGGTGTCCTTACTTAAAAGAAAGACTCATTTGTAATTCATAATGATGCAAATGGACCGCGAAACTCTCATGATGATTGCCACAATTGTCGCAATTGCTGGTGTTATCTTCCTTTTCAAGGAAATGAATAAGACGAAAGCCGAAGTTGAAAACTTCAGGAACTTTTCGAATAATATTATGCAAAATCTTATAGCGGTCCCAGAAGATGTGGAAGATGACGAAACCACCCCACAAATCGAAGAGTCGGCGGGAAAAGTTGAGGAATAATCATATCCGTTTATTATAACTTGCGAATGCGCAATGAAAAAATACAAAGCTATAGCTATACCGGTCAGCTTTGCTGATGAGAAACCAAAATTTCTCACCGTCAGAGATCGAAGATTCAAGGATTGGATATTTGTCACAGGCGGTTGTCGCCGAAGAGAGATATTCAACCCCCTACGATGTGCTTTACGAGAACTTGAAGAGGAAACACGTGGTGTTGTAGCCCTTAAAAATGGCGAGTATACCACGTATAAGTTTACAGTCAAAGAAAGTCCAACGGTAGAATTGGAATATAATGTATTTGTCTTCTTCGTGGATTATAAAAAAGGTGAACAATCGTCACTTATCAAAAAATTTTATGAAGAAAAGCAAAAAACAGCCCTTAAAAAGATTCAAAAACAACCAATTAAAAAAACATTCGATGAAAATGATTTCATGAGTTTTGATACTCTCGAGGAATTCAATTCACGCAAGCGATGGAAGCTCATTATAGACAATGTTCTCAAGAATCCAGAATTTTATGCCTGTGTGACATCTCTCAATAGAAAAACATTTTCTATTAAATAGAATGAAGTCAAAAGCTTACATTTTAACACAAATTAGGGAACTTCTCAGAACAAATCGTGGTTTAGGTGACGAAGAAATTGAAGAATGGATTCAGGAAAATAAAGGTAAAACTGTCTATGAACTTTTAACCATAAAGAAACATTTATCTGAAACGATGGAATTTCCCGATGTATCATGTATGATGAGGTATAGAGAATAACAGCAATAGTAAGGTATGTTTAAGAAGTGGTGTATTCAACAAGAATTTGTTACTAAACCCCCAAACTCCGATGTATCACATGTGCTCTTGGACGGCGGTCGCCTGTCCGTGCCATTTGATAGATTGAATGATTTCCAAGAGGAGTATATTAAAGCTGTAAAAGCTGGTGAAAAGTTGTTTGTTGTTGAACAAAAGACACCAAATTATAACTTCTTTGTAGATGTTGACTACAAGGATGTGAGAGCACTTACAATTGAGGAAATTCAGAATATCTGTAAAGTTATTTGTGACAAAGTGAAAAGACATGGGGGTGGGGATTGTGTCATCTCAGTGGCACAGCCTAAAATGGTTGGGGATCTTATGAAGACGGGTGTACATTTAAATTGGCCAGGATACGTTGTAAATCAGGCTTCTGCATTAGCACTTCGAGAACATATTTTGGTAGCCCTCTCAAAAGCAAAAGGGGGTGTGGATTGGAATGAAATCATTGATGTTGCAGTTTATGGTGATATTAAGCGTCGTACACGTGGGAGTGGTCTTAGGATGCCATGGTCGTATAAACTAGCCAAGCATACCTCTTGTGGTGGAAAGGGGTGTCAAGAATGCAAAGGTACGGGTAAAGTTATTCAGGTCTCATATCTACCGCTATTTGTTTATAGGTCTGGAATTCTAAGTATGATTCAAAGAATAGACCCCAAGCCGGATCTAGATATTCTTAAAATGACGACAGTTCGTACAAATGCTGAAGATTGTGTGACAGTTGAACATCCATCTATTTCTGTAAAAGAGGGTTCTTTCACGGATGCACAAACAAAGGACGAAATTCAAGACGAGGAGCTTCGTGAGATGATTGAGGTATTTGTTCAACAAAATATGGAAGGTCAAGAGGGGGCTTATATTACAAATATATACAGACAAAAAGACTGTTATTTTGTGTCAACAAACTCAAAGTACTGTGAAAATCTTAAAAATACACATAATTCAAATCATGTATGGTTTATGGTTAGTGGTCGTGTTATAGCCCAGAAGTGTTTTTGTCGTTGTGAGACGCTCCGTGGACGACGGGATGGATTCTGTAAGGATTTTTATGGACGTAAACACGAACTTCCACATAAAATTGTAGAAAGGTTATATCCCGAAAAGGATGACATCAAGAAGTGTCCAGAAATTAAGAAATTTGTAGAAAAAGTTCACGTGGATCCCAAGAATGCTAAACCTCATCTTGAGCTTTTCATGAAAAGATTTATGAAGTGCCCCGAGGATATAAGGGTTGTTAAAATTTCGAGGCAGCGTTCGGATTTTTCAGTACTCACGACATCTAATTATTGCGAGGTTATTAGGGGGTGTCACGAGGATGTTTCGATGATATATACCATTAAGGGTAATAAAATAACACAAAAATGTCCATTGTGTAAGAAACCCCCGAAGGGAAGTGTCAGAACACACGAGATAAATGGAAGCGTGAAGAATATATTGTATCCGCCTCAAAAAAAATAACAAACAATATCAGAAGAATGTCTATCGTTCTAGTTGGAGCGTCTATATATCTTATATTATCGCTCGTTGGTGATATAGATGATAGACTCAAACCCACCGAAAAGGATATATTCCACGAATACTCAGGAATTCATCCCGAATTATATAAGAAGTATCTGGAGCTTAAAGCAGAAAAAAAGTACGCAGATGCCATAAAAACGATTGAAGAGCTTGCCCTATACGCTAGTTCCGATATTATGGAAGAAATTCACGAAAAGATACTTAAACAGGAGTCTTTATTTATATAAAAATGGTACAAACGAGAACAAGATCTGGTAGACGTATAAAAAAACCTGAATTATTCGAACCAACAGAGACCAATATTGAAGACGATTACGGCGAAGATGAACACGACACAGATTTTGATTCCGATATAGACACAGACGAGGAACTTTATTCGGATGACGACGAATATAGCGACGATGACGATGAAAATGAAAACCTGGAGGGATTTGTGGTAGATGACGATGAAGATTCCGAAGAAGATTCTGAAGAAGAATAGACTTAAAAAAATTAAACTCTATAATTAAAATGGAAACAGACATTGGAAATCCAATCGAATACGATCCAACCGTCGATTCTTTACGCGAGGAAAAAAGTGATGATAATAGAATTGAAGATGAGAGGGAACAACAGCCCTATAACGAGCAATATTATTATCAGCCACAACCCACACAGACATTTCAACAGCCAGCGTTCCAGAATCAGTTAGATAAAACCGATCTGTTTGCAAATGTGGAAAAATCTACGTGGATAATCGCATTCGCTGTATTTCTTTTAGGGTTTTTCATGGGTAAAACCATGCAACCAGTCATACTTAGATACACCTAATTCACAGGAAAACCAGAAATCCAACCATATTCTGGAACATCTGTATAACCCACAAATGTTCCAGTTTTGCCAACCTTGGGGGGGATAAACCTATCTGTTATGGGCCCCCTATATGTATCCTCAATAAATCCGCGCGTCGTACTTGGTTTTTCCTTTCCCTTTTCCTTTTTTTTGCTTTTGACTTTTATCTTCATGTCAGGTGTAAAAAACAAAATAAAGAATGCTGAGGTTAAAATGAATGTAATTATGATATTAAACATCCTGTTTTAAAATTAAGTTATATTTTTTATTTACGCGGAGCTAGCTTCTTCGGTCTTCCCATCCGTCGATGACTCCATGGCTTCCTCACGCTTCTTGCGCCGATCTTCAATTTCCTTGGCAATGACCGCATCCGCTTCCTTCACCAAATCTTCCATTGGGGTGTCAGGCTTTTCCTTCTTGAGCCTTTCAATCACTTCAGCTGGATGACTGATTGGAGACTCATCAGGTTTCGTGTAGAAGCGTGAATTTTCATCTCCTGGTGCGATATAGTTATCCGAATTCATCATCGATTGTTTGCGTTCTTGGAACATACGAGCAGCCTGGGCTTGATTCTCCTTGTACCCCGA